GAGAATGTCAGGATGAAGCAAGAGTTTCAAGATGTTATTAGTGAGCATTTAGGTGTTAAGCCGATAATGATTAATTCAACACTTGTATCAGCACAGAACAGGGTTAGACTCTATTGGACTAATATACCTAATATCCAACAACCTACAGATAAAGGCATAGTGCTTAAAGATATTCTTGAGGATGGTTTTGTTGACCGAGGTAAGAGTCACTGTTTAGATGCTAACTACTTTAAAGGCGGTAACTTAAAGTCCTATTTTGAGAAACACCGAAGACAGTTGGTATTCTCTAAAGATGGATTGTGTCATGTTGGTGATGCTGATTTAAAAGGCAATGACTCAATCAAGCGTGTTTACCACCAAGACGGCAAATCACCAACGCTAACAACAATGGGTGGTGGCCATAGAGAACCAAAGGTTTTATGCGGTCGTATTGTCGGTAGAAAGATTAATCCCGAAACAGGTAAGAGGGATGACTATAACCCAGACTTAAAAACTAAACAAAGATTTGAAGGGCGGTTTGATGAGAAGAGTGGATGTCTAACTACCGTACAAAAAGATAACGTACTTTTAGTTAAAGAAGCCACCAAGAAAGGCTATACAGAGACTGTAATTGCTGACTTTAGGAAAAATCAAATAAAAACGCCACCAACCTACCGCAAACTAACACCACTAGAATGTGAGCGGTTACAAACTGTTCCGGATGGATACACTGAGGGTGTCTCAAACACACAGCGGTATAAAATGCTGGGCAATGGCTGGACGGTGGATGTTATCGCGCACATATTAAACAACATAAACAGAGGATAAAATATGCCAACATTTAATTTAAACATGACGCGCACGGAAACACACACCATATCTGTCGCGCTTGACGCTGAAACGTTGGAGGACGCAACAGCCCTTATGTATGACAACGAGTTGGAAAGATGGTTTATGCCGTGTGGGTACGGTTGTTATGATGGCGAATCCGGCCAATACCACATTCACGCCTGGGTGTACGAATTTGGGCAGGTGGACGATGTCAGCCTAGCCGCAGCGACACAGCTAGAGTTGGGTAATGCAACAGCAACGGAGAATAAGTGACATGAATTGGAATTATAGAAATGTTGAAGTAATTGATATGCCTGATGGATCTGCAAGGATAACGATGGATATCGAAGAAGAGGCACAGGCGCTGATAATGAAGCAAGGTCTTCGCTACATTATTGCTGAAATGAAAAGGAATGATAACGTTGTCGTGGTGGAGCCAAACGAATTTGCGGGTGTAGCAAAAACATGGGAATTATCCGATGATGAACGAAATGTATTATTTCATTTCGGATTTATTCATGCTGTAAAAAAGGGAATGAAAGGGGAAGCACAATGAAAATAGTAATAGATATGCCCGCAGGAAAAAACAAGGAGGCCCTAGAAAAGGCTGTTTCAGAAAAGATACGCGGTGAGGTTGGCGAGGTTGATTCACCGAAATTTAAAAGAGCAAACCCCGAACGCGCACAGCGCCTCGCGACGGTCCTCGAAAGTCAGAAGTTCTAATTAAATAATATAAACGGAGGGTAAACCATGAAACGAGGCGTAAAACCAATATTATCTGCGGATGATGAAGCTTTAATTATCGAGCTACGACACGATCACGCAATGCTCATGCGTCAAGCGGCACAATTAAGCTTTAAATCGCTGGCTGAGAAATTTGACGTCAGCGTGATCACTGTGCAGCGCGTAATTTACAGAAATGTACTGAAAGAGGACAGAAAATGAGGGATAAAAATCTAACGGATGCTGAAATAATGCAGAAAAACCCTCGTCGGTGCGGCTGTGGCACTCGCGTTCCACGCCTCAGAAAGCAGAAAAACGGCGTATTTTATATGCAACCAATTGAGGATTGGCTCGCGCGGGAATTTTGCTCAGTCAAGTGCCAGAAGGGTAATGTTAATGAGGCCAGCAGGGTTTTAGCTTTACAACTGCTTAAAGCCTTCTTGTCCGCGCCTACTCAGCATTTCACGGGCGCTGAACTGGAGGAGTCGAGGGCTTGGGGGCTGTACAAATGAAAACAATGAGTTATTCCGAGTTCGAGGAGGCCTACACCCCACTTCAAAACGTGATTAGCGACGGTGAGGGCTTTAATGGTTGTCTCTACGGCACACGAGATGATGATTACGCCCACGTTCTGCAACAACCCCTAACTCAGGTATGGACGTGGATACTTACGACTGACAGCAAGCCGTATGTCATAGCGGGACGATACTTCTATAACGCAGGCGGTTATATTTTGACGGCAAAACCGCATGGAAACGAGGCCATCGTAAAGCTTTGATATGTATGCCTATTTTTAAGGTACTACTAAAGCTGTGAAGAAAAGGAAAAAGAGCAGGCTGATGGCCTCAAGAGATGATGCATTACCTAAAGGATACCTAGGGATGACTAGGATATCTAAGGGATACTTAAATGAGAGGGGAAGAGAACATGAATAATTATGTAGTTGACACTGTTGATGATGATTTTGATGAGAAGAGATACCGGGATTTTAGGCAGTTGCAGTTGGATGACCCCAAGGAATTTCTAAGGGTTTATCAGGATGAGGTTGAGAGCAGAAGCGAGAGGGCTCGAATGCTCCTACGGAAACGCAAGGTTCGACAAATAGCACGTAGGATGGCGTAATGGACGATGCTGAGTTGGAGATTGAACAGATATTCTCAGAGCAGAGATTTCTGGAGGACGCAACGAGGAAGTACGACCACAATGTCGCGGGTATGATCAAAGCTGGGCTATTCTCAACAACGCGAGAAGGCTCAGTGCTCCAAAAGATGTGTATTTCTGCTGTGGCAGAACAGTTAGTTGCTTTCTTCGCCGCGCCGACACGCGGTCACGCAGCAAAATACAAGGAGTTTTTAAAAGATAACTTTGAGGGTCGTGAGGAAGTTCTAGCGTTCACTGTCATTGAGTATTTATTGAATGCTGTTTCAGTTAAGCAGGCCCGGTTGTCGTCAATAACAAACAACCTGGCGGGAAAAGTTTTGGATTTGCTATCTGTAGAACAGTTCAAAGCGAATGAGCCAAAGTTCTACGCTTACTTAGAGTATGAATATAAAAGCCGTGGCATTGGATACATAAACCAGCGCAAGACGAAGATTGCTGCGATGACAGACAACACCGTTCAGTCAGTTTTCAAAAGCAATATTGGTGCAAAACTAATCGACTGTCTTTTATCATCTGGGAGCAATTTGTTTGAGGTCAGGATGACGTATGTGGGCAACAAGACAGAGAAAATACTAGTGCTCACGGAGGATGCCCAAAGTATTATTGGAAGAGTGCGCGATAGAAATGTTTTATTCTCCGTAACATATAAACCGCTCGTTGCACCACCGACAGATTGGACCAATCTCTATTCAAACGGGGGTTATTACACACCTAACAATCAGACATTCATAAGGAATCAACGTGCCTGCACATGGATAGAAGGGAACCTCGCGGGTCGTGGTGAGTACGATCGTTTGCCAGCGGATATTCTAGACCCTTTATATAGTCTCGTTAATCATGTGCAGCAAACGCGCTGGAAAATAAATACATATATTCTTAATGTTGTTAATCATATCTGCGATGAGGGTCTTGTTGACCCTAGTACGCCGGAGTCAAATCCGAGATATTATGCCGATTTACCGTATATGGAAACGTTGAACGTTTTTGAGATGGTCCCCAAGGCATCTTTTGGCCCTCTTTCTCCCGACACAGGAAAGCATGTCACAAAAGAAGACTATAAAAACTGGTATCGGGCTAAAGAGATTCAGTTGAAAAAGTTGGAAGCAAACCGCAGTAAAAGAATCATGTTCACGCTTGCACATAACATTGCGTTGGAGTACGCAGATAAGGCCTGCCTCTACTTCACGTATAACACAGATTTTAGGGGGAGGCTGTACCCTATCCAACAAATTTTAAACCCACAGAGCACGGGGGCCGTTAAATCCTTCCTGACGTTCGCAGATGAGAAAATACTGACAGATGAGGGCTTGTATTGGCTGAAAATTCACTGTGCAAACACATGGGGCAGGGACAAAGAAAGTTACGACAGGCGCATTGCGTATGTTGATGAAAATTTGGAAACATTTAAGAATTTTGCGGAGAACCCATTAGACACGCTAAAAGAATGGAACGAGGCTGATGAACCTCTTATGTTTTTAGCAGCCTGTAAGGCGCTGTTAGACCATTCTCAGGGCCTCCCAGTTGGTCTCCCAGTGAGCCTAGATGCAACGTGTTCTGGACTGCAACTTTACGCAGGTTTGCTTCTTGATAAAGAAGGTGCGGAAGCGGTTAATGTTATTGATAAAAAAGAAGGTAGAGGCTCTTTGCCGCCCGCTGACGTATACACTGATGTCGCAGACAGAGTTGAGTATTTTTTAAAGGCAGGTGACCACCCGAAGCAATTCACGTACACGACAAAAGATGGTGAGTATAACGTCAGCACGACACATGAGGAGGCCGCCTCACTAAGGGGCAATGTCACGCGAAAATTAACAAAGCGGAATGTGATGACAGTACCGTACAGCGTTACTACTCGCGGTATGTTTGATCAAATACGCGAGTTGCTCGATGAGATGGAAGATGATGAGCAGGTTTTTTGGCGGGGTGACAAGTGGATAGTAGCAAAACTGCTTGTCGAGTTAAATAAAAGAAGTATTGATGAGATTGTCTCAGGGGCTACTTCCGGTCAACATTTCATAAAAGATGTGGTACGAGATATTTACGCAGATGGAAACGATGCGCCATTAATTTGGCTAACTCCATTTTTTAATTTCCCTGTAGTACAGTGGAAGACCAAGACCAAAATAAAACAAGTAAGAACAGTTTTGGGCAGGCTTACACTGAGAACACCTACATCTAAAATAAACAGGCAGCAACAAGGTAATGGCATAGCGCCTAATTTAATCCATTCGCTGGACTCGACATTAATGTATATGGCAGTCGATATACTCCGTAAACAAGGTTGCACAGACTACATGCTAATCCATGATTCTTTTGGTGTCCCAGCGAACGATGCCCCAAAATTAAACACTGCGGTTAGGGAAGCTTTTGTAACATTGTTTGAGGGGGAGCCTCTTAAACATTGGGTATCCCAGGTTTCGCCCACACACCTAAAAGAAGCGGAGGATTTGATGATAAACACCCTAGATTTACCCCAAGTGCTTGAAAGTACTTACTTTTTCTCATAAATAAAATATAAGGTACCACTAGAGCATGGGCGAATATAAATTGGAGGCTATTTTAATGCAAATGAACGCAGATATGATGGCCCTAGAAACTTTGACTCCTCTGAATATGGAAGATAGGCTCAACCGAAAGTTTGAGTACGTCAACGGTATTTTGGAGCAGGCAATACTGGAGTACGAGCTACTATTCCTAGAATATCAGGAGCATAGGAGCGCATTACTTCAAAACCGGAGGGAGTACGCAGTGTTTGAAGATAGCTTACAGGCTTACCGACAAATAATGGCTAATCTTTTTCCAAACTTTAAACTTAAATAGAGGATTCACAAATGGCAAGACAAGGTATTATTCAAAAAACTAAGGGCAAATCAGTTGTCACACCGGCGGGCAGTGCGATGTGGGTAAAAGTGGTAGAGCCTGATTACAAATTTAACCCAAAGGGAACCTATGAGGCTCAGATTGTCTGCGACCCCAAGGAGCCAGCAGTCAAGGCGTATGTTGAAAGTCTTCAAAAGATGCTGGATGCTGCCCTAGCTGAGGCGCGTGAAGCATTGAAGCCACCCAAGGACAAAACAGTTGTTGCTAGGGATGTTGTGAGCCCTGAGTATGATAGAGAAGGTAATGAAACTGGAAATATCGTAATAAAAACAAAGACTTACGCGGTTGATTTCGATGGCAATCCGACTAAGGTTGAGGTTTATGATAACAAGGGCCGGAAAGAAGACAATTGGAATACACTCATTGGGAATGGTAGTACGATAAAAATGCAGGCGTGGGTATCCGCCTATCACATGGCAAACGGTAACACAGTAGGCCTATCGTCTAAACTGAAGAAAATTCAGGTTATTAATCTTGAGAAGTACGAGAGCGATGATGGCTTTGGTGATGAGAGCGGAGAGGCCGCGTTTGACTCAGATGTTGACGTAGAGTTTAAATCGACAGCAACTGATTTTTAAGGGTACATCTGAGGGGATGCTATGAGAAATGAAAGTGAAGAGAGTGTTTTTATTAAGCACGTAGGGTGTGAGGCCTGTGGGTCATCTGATGCAAACAGTCTTTATTCTGATGGAAACACACATTGTTTCTCATGCGGAACCACGGTATTTTCTGAGGCTGAGGGGTCTGTGAGGGTGTCAAAACCCTCCGGCCTCCTAACGGGTTCTTGTAGGGCATTAAATACCCGTAGGATATCTGAGAATACATGTAAGAAGTATGCGTACTCAGTTACTGAACAGAACGGATTGACGGTTCAGGTTGCTAACTATCACTCGAATAAAGATAAAAAACTAGTTGGACAAAAGATACGCACGGCAGACAAAGGCTTCTCTTACCGTGGGCAGGCTAAAAACCTCTCATTGTTCGGGCAGAACCTGTTTGCTGCTGGCGGGAGAAAAGTAATTATCACTGAGGGCGAGTTAGACGCTCTCTCAGTTGCGGAGGCCTTCTCATGCAAATGGCCTGTTGTGTCACTAATCAATGGCGCTGGGTCAGCACTGAAGAATATTAAAGAGAACTTAGAATGGGTACTTTCTTTTAAAGAAGTAGTCCTTTGGTTTGATGATGATGATGCGGGGCGCAGTGCGGTACAGGAAGTTGCGGGTCTTTTTAAACCAGGGCAGTTAGCTGAGGTTTCTTCCACGGGTTTTAAGGATGCCAGCGAATTGCTTGTTGCCAAGGGTCCTTCAGCGGTGGTCTCAGCCTCTTACAATTCCGGCCCAGTTAGAATTGATGGTGTTGTGAACGGTTCAGAGCTCTGGGAACTGTTGAGCACAGAGGAGGTGTTTGAGACATATACCTATCCATTCCCAATGCTTCAGGAAAAATTCAAGGGCATACGAAAAGGTGAGCTAGTGACGTTCACGGCTGGGTCAGGCGTAGGTAAGAGCACAATCGTCAAGGAAATTGCTTACCACCTATTAATGAAGGAGAGATTAAAAATTGGGTATGTTGCTCTTGAGGAAAATATCAAGAGAAGTGCGTTAGGTTTCATGGGCATGTACTTAAACAAACCGCTCTTCTTTGAGTACGACAAGGTATCCATGGAGGATAAGAAAGAAGCGTGGCAGGAAACAATGGGAGATGGCAGGCTTTTTTTCTACGATCACTTCGGCTCGCTTGATGAAGCAAACCTACTTACGAAACTTAGGTTATTGATTACTCAGCAGTCTGTGGACTTTATAATTTTAGACCATGTTTCTATCGTGGTTTCTGGGAACGCTGATGTTGATGAGCGTAAAGCTATTGACGCTCTAATGACTAATTTAAGGTCCTTGGCTGAAGAGACGCAGGCAGGAATCTTAGTTATCTCACACCTCAGGAGACCTCAAGGTGACAAGGGGCATGAAGATGGTGCCGCAGTATCTCTGTCTCAATTGAGGGGTTCCGGAGCTATCGCGCAACTCTCTGATGCGGTTATCGGTGTTGAGCGGAACATGCGGGATGAGGAAAACTCGAATAGAGTTAAGTTACGAGTTCTGAAGAACCGCTTCGTTGGGGAAGTGGGGCTCGCAGACACACTGGAGTTCGATAAGGTCACTGGGAGAATGTCTCAGGTAACGGATGTATTTGAAGGGGAATTTTAATGGCTAGATTATTATATGATTTAGAAACAAACGGGTTACTCGACACAGTGAGTAAAATACACTGTGGGGTGACGTATGATATTGATACACAGGAGATAAAGGAGTATCGGCCTGATGATATACCGGAGTTAATTGAGGTTCTTAAAAACGCTGACCACCTCTTAGGCCATAACATAATCTCATATGATAACGAGGTGGTTTATAAGTTACACGGGGTTTCTCTGGATACCATACCCTGCACTGACACCTTAATCCTATCAAGGTTGTCGTACTACAACCTACTTGAGATGGATTCAAGGTCCAGGCGGGTACCCCCAAGGTTAACGGGGTCACACGCTTTAAAAGCATGGGGTTTCCGGTTAGGTAACAATAAAGGCACGTATGGCGAGAAGGAGGATGCGTGGAGCACGTACTCTGAGGACATGTTGGCGTACTGCAAGCAGGATGTCATGTTAAACGTGGCCTTGCATAGTAAATTAATACAGAAGGATGTACCTGACAGCGCGTTAAGCATTGAGCAGGACTTTGCGCGTCTAATAGCAAAGCAGATTAAATCGGGCTGGCAGTTTGACATTGCTAAGGCTAAGAAAATGCACGTAGAGCTTCTTTCAGAGAAGGAAGAGCTAGAAGATCAATTATCGGCGGTATTCAAACCCCTACAAGATTGGGTACCAATGTCACCTGCTAAAAAACATAAGAAGGATGGACAGATATCTATTATGTATACGCGCCAGATTCAGAAAGGGGCGCACTTTAACGCACAAGGCGCTTGGGGCAGATACGATGAGGTTAGGTTCAACCCTGGGTCTAGGCACCATATAAGAAGGTGGATGGAAGAGGTTTATGGTTGGAAGAGCCCTGAGAAGACTGAGAAGGGAACCCCTATCATAAACGAGAAGGTCTTGAGCAACGCAGAGTTTCCTGAGGCACAACTGCTAAGAAAATATTTTTTACTCACAAAGGTATTGGGAATGGTAGCAGAGGGGGCCAACGGGTGGTTAAGGCTCGTCAAAGAGGATGGACGAATCTATGGGCAGGTTAATTCCTTAGGTGCGGTTACCGGACGCTGTACACACAGCAAGCCCAATGTCGCTCAGACACCAAGCGGTAGGTCATTCAAGGGCTCCGAGTGTAGAGGCTTATGGACTGTACCTAAAGGTTTCAAATTAGTGGGCTGTGATGCCAGCGGTCTTGAGCTTAGAATGTTGGCGCATTACATGGCGAGATATGATGGCGGTGAGTACGGGGACAAGGTGGTCAACGGTGATATCCATACTGTCAATCAAGAGGCAGCAGGATTACCAAGCAGGGACACCGCTAAAACATTTATATATGGGTTCTTGTACGGAGCGGGTAACGCAAAGATAGGCGAGATTGTTAATGGCACAGCTAAAGATGGTAAGCGGTTGAAGGATTCCTTCCTAAAAGAACTCCCTGCACTAGCTAAACTATCAATGGCTGTTAAACAGGCGGCACAAAGGGGTTACCTAGTGGGTCTATCAGGTAGGAAGTATGCTATTAAAAGTGAGCACAGCGCCTTGAATGTTCTACTGCAAGGTGCAGGAGCCCTCGTGATGAAGTATTACAACGTACTAACTAATTCCTTATTCCAAGATAAGGGGTGGAAGTATGGGATAGATTATCAGCAGGTCGGTAATATACATGATGAAATACAGTGGGAAGTTTCCGCTGATATAGCAGATGAATTTGCAAGAATAGCTGAACAGGGTTTCGCGCTGACTGAGAAGACCTTAGACTTTAGGGTTAAACTTGAGGGTGAGGCTAAGGTGGGGATAACTTGGAACGACACACACTAGGGGGTATCGACAGTATGGGAAATGAGGTTTCTTTTGGGGTATTAAAGACGTGTAGGTCTTGTAAGATAGAGGCGTACACGCCCTTTGCCTTACTAAAGTTCGTAAAGAATCATGCTCGTGATTTAGGGTATGAGAATATCTGTCTAGCTTGTAGGAGAGCTTACAACAATACTCCTGCGGTACGCCTACGCACAAAGGTTAGAAGCATTAAACTTAACTATGGATGCACTTTAACTGAGTATGAGGAACGGATGGGTACTAGTGCTATCTGCGAGTGTTGCGGGAGCGAGGATAAACTATGTTATGACCACGATCACGACACAGGGCGGTTTCGAGGGGTGCTGTGTATCTCCTGTAACAAGGCAATAGGCACGTTAGGGGATGACCTAACTGGCGTTGGCAAGGCAGTACTATATCTAGCACAAGTTTATGAAAAAAATAAATATTAAAGCATTAAGCAGTAATGAGATGTATGGGGGGCGGAAGGTTAAATCATATAAGTATCGAGATTTTGAGAGAAAAATCCTACCCTTGTTTCCACCCCTTGAAATACCTGAGGGTCCTTTAACGTTAACGGTCTATGTTGGGCTAAGTAGTAGACTAGCTGATTTAGACAACACCCTAAAGCCCTTCATTGATTGTATGCAGTTGAAGTACGGCTTTAACGATAAGCGTATATACAAGATACTAGCTAAGAAGGAAGATGTTGCTAAAGGCGCGGAGTACATTAAATTTAATATAGAGGGTTTTAAAAATGATAGGCGAAAAAAGAGGAAGAAGTAGGGTGGATATAATAGGCCAAAACGGCAACGACGGCCTGCATTATGAGTTGGCTGAGAGTGATAACCCCAAGCAGGTTGGGGGTGACCACTATGATTTGGCGGTACAGCCCATTGATTACATAATGGCTAACGGCTTAGGGTACTGCGAGGGTAATGTTGTCAAATACATAACCCGGCACGGTGATAAAAATGGGAGTGAGGATATACGAAAGGCCATACATTACTGTGAGTTCTTGCTCAAACAAGTGTACGGAGAAGAGCCTTGAGCTCTCCTAAGGTTGCGCTTATAGACGCAGACAGCATTGCGTATAAGTACGCCAGTATCCATCAAGACACCACAGTATGGGACGATGGGCAAGAGTCTGGTAATTTTGTATCTTCCGTGTCTACTGATTTAGAGGCTGCCTTAGATAGTATGTGGGCCTTTATCGAGCAAATACAAGAGAGGACAAAAACCGAGTCTTATATTCTAGTTGTAAGTCCTAAAAAATCGTTCAGGAGTAGCGTTTCAGAAGACTATAAAAAAAATAGGAAGTCTCCCAAGGTACCCCTGTCTTTATTAAAACCGTTGAAGGATGCCCTCCTTTTAGCAGGGGCTCTCTTATTTTCTAACGTAGAGGCGGATGATGTGTGTGTCGCTAGGTTATATGCCGCCCCAGATAAGTATGTCCTATGTCATATTGATAAGGATTTAGACCAAGCGGTAGGTAGGCACTTTAACTACAACACAACAGAGAAATATTATGTTGACCAAGATGCAGCAGATTATCTATTCTTCTATCAGGTTCTTATGGGGGATTCTGTTGATGGCGTTAAAGGCTGCCCTAAAATAGGTAAGGTTAAGGCGCGGAAAATACTCGCAGAATGCAAAGGAAACGAGGAAATGTGGGATTCTGTAATCCGTACCTATAAAGATGCGGGTTGCACAAGGGACTATTTATTAGAGCAGTCTAGGCTTGTCTGGATGCTTAGGGAATTTGATGAGGAGACAGAAGAGTTCTCACTCTGGAAGCCGGGGGAACTGGCGCTACAGTGGCGCTGGTAGTATGAAGAAGCTTGTAACGGCCTGCCCTGGAACCTTGTGCATACAAAAGGGTGATGGTTGGCACTGTGTGTCTTATCAAGATCATCTTAACTCTGGTTATGCCAAGGCTATTCCGGCTGTTGAGTACATGGCTGCTTACACCGGCGCGGAGTGGTTGGCTACTTACATACAGGATTGGGAACGCGGTACAAAGGCAAGAAGACACTTAAACTGGGAAGAGGAATTGGAGGTTACACATGATGAAGATACGGGTTGTTAATAAGGATGGCATAGATGAGTTCTATAAGGACGTACTAAAGATGATAAAGGCGGGGGATAATTTTATGATATATACGAAAATATCTACTTTTTCGATACCCTCTGACGAGGTATTGTTTATGCAGGCGTGGGATGAGGCTAGTGAGTAATGAAAGACTATTTAGATAAAAAAATAGATACGTGGTTTAACGACAGGGGCATTATTAAAAACGGAGTCCCTATGGGACAGGCGCTAAAAACACTGGAGGAGACAACGGAGCTTTTAGATGCCCTCAACCGAGACTCAGAGGCTGAGATTAAAGATGCCATAGGAGATATATACATTACTCTTCGGGGCGTGTGTTTGACCTATGGGGTATTCTTAGATGAGTGCATCGCTCTTTCATACTCTGAAATAAAAGACCGCAAGGGTCATTTGAATGAGCTAGGTGTTTTTGTTAAAGAGGAATATGACCCGTCTAATTATGTTGGGGGAGATTAATGTCTAAAGAACATCTAGGTATAAAAATTGATTTAAAGTGGGATTCTGAGATGACTCCACAGGCACTTGAACTTGTCACTGGATACTATCTAAAAAAGGGAGAGAAAAGTCCGCAGGAAGCATACGCTCGCGCCTCAGTTGCGTACAGTGCTGGGGATATGGATCTAGCCCAACGCTTGTATGACGCAGTATCCAAGGGTTACTTTATGTTCTCTTCCCCAATACTAAGCAATGCGCCGTTTCCTGGGGAATCTAGTAAGGGTCTCCCCATCTCGTGTTTCTTATCCTACGTCCCAGATACCTTGGAGGGTCTTATTGAGCATCAGGCTGAACTAGCTTGGTTATCAGTTAAAGGCGGTGGGGTAGGTGGGCATTGGTCGGATGTTCGTGCCGTTAGTGATAAGGCACCTAGCCCGATACCCTTTATTAAGGTAGCTGATTCAGCAATGACAGCCTATAAACAAGGCAAAACTAGAAAGGGTTCTTATGCAGCGTATATTGACATATCTCACGCAGATATCATTGAGTTTTTATCCATCCGTATCCCCAGTGGTGGCGATACTAACCGCAAGTGCTTTAATATTAATAACGCCATTAATATTACTGATAAGTTTATTACTGCTGTTATTAGCGGTAGCCCGTGGGACCTTGTTGACCCCCATGATAATAGTGTCAGGGATACAGTGGATGCGAGAGAACTCTGGGAGAGAATTATCGAAACTCGTTTCAGAACTGGTGAGCCGTACCTCAACTTTATTGACGAGGCTAATAGGAGGCTTCCGGAAACCTTAAAAAATAAAGGTTTAAAAATAAGAGGTAGTAATTTATGCAATGAAATTCACTTGCCCACCAGCGCGGATAGAACCGCAGTTTGCTGTTTATCATCCGTGAACGTAGAGTATTACGACGAGTGGAAAGACACAAGTCTCGTAGGGGATTTGATTACTATGTTAGATAATGTATTAACATGCTTCATTGAAGATGCACATCCTATACATTTAAGGAAGGCCATTACTTCCGCAGTTAGTGAGAGGTCCTTAGGTTTAGGTGCCATGGGTTTTCATAGCTATCTACAGAGGAACATGATTCCTTGGGAATCTTCCTTAGCTGTAGGGCAAAACAGGAAGATATTCGGAGATATTAAAAAGAAGGCTGTGGAGGCCACTCAATTCTTAGCTGGGGTTAGAGGTGCATATCCAGATGGTAAGAAGAGCGGTAGGCGTAACTCTCACTTAATGGCAATAGCGCCCAACGCTAATAGCGGGATGATTGTAGGGACTAGTCCAAGTATTGAACCCTTAAAGTCTAACTCCTTTGTGCATAAAACACGGATTGGCTCGCATCTAATTCAGAATAAGTATTTGCAGGCTGTTATGGAGGAGCATAGATTACGCTTAGGGAAGGGCGTTGAGTGGTTAGAGCGGGAATGGAGAAACATAAACCACCATAATGGGTCCGTACAACAACTAGATTATCTGACAGCTTGGGATAAGGATGTATTTAAAACAGCCTTCGAGTTAGACCAGCACTGGGTTGTACAACACGCTGGAGACAGGCAGGAATATATATGCCAAGGACAGAGTGTTAATCTTTTCTTCCCCTCAGGCAGCGATAAGAACTACGTATCTCAGGTACACCTGAAGGCGTGGAAGGCACGTCTGAAAGGGTTATATTATTTACGGACTAGTACCTCTAATTCCGCAGAGAATGTAGGCGTATCGGTCGAGCGTGTTGCTCTAAAGGATTTTATGGAGGAAGATGAATGTTTAGCGTGCCAAGGGTAGGGGGTAGAGGATGAGTCTCTTAGAAGAAAGCAAAGTATACAAACCTTTCAAGCAGCCTTGGGCTGTCGAGTACGCTGAGAGGCATGAAGATTTACATTGGACCGAGAAGGAGATTAATCTCAATGATGATGTGACGCAGTGGAAGGATGGCACACTATCTGAAGTTGAGAAAAAGCATATTACTCAGATATTAAGGCTCTTCACGCAGAGCGATGTTGTAGTAGCGGGCAATTACTGCACTTACTATATACCTAAGTTCTTAAATAATGAGGTTAGGATGATGTTGATGTCCTTTGCCGCACGGGAAGGTATCCATACCAGAGCTTACGCCTTATTAAATGATACCTTAGGACTCCATGAGAGTGAGTACTCTGCCTTCTTAGATTATAAAGCCTTAGAGAATAAGGTGGATTTTATGAAAAAGGCGGACGTACACTCACTACATGGAACAGCTATGTCGTTAGCCCTGACTGTATTTAATGAAGGCGTGTCATTATTCTCAGCTTTTGTGATGCTCTTAAACTACCAACGAATGGGCAAAATGAAAGGGATGAACACTGTAATTGAATGGAGCATAAGAGATGAGACACTACACACTGAGGGGATGTCTCGTTTATTTAGAGAGTTCTGCAGCGAACACCCACGAGTTGTCACAGATATATTTAAGAAGGAGATATATGAACTTGCGAGAAAGGTCGTTAGTCTGGAAGATAAGGTTATTGACCTTTCCTTTGAGGGTGGGGATATTGAGGGTTTATCTAAAGATGAAGTTAAGAGGTATATTCGGTACTTGGCGGATAGGCGCTTAATTCAGATGGGGCTAAGGGGTAACTTTAAAGTTAAAGAGAACCCCCTCCCTTGGGTAGAGGAGTTAACTAGCGGGGATAGTATGAGTAACTTCTTCGAGAAAACAGTGACAGATTATAGTGCTGTGGGGATGACGGGAGAAATTATATGGGAATAAGTAATACCGGAAGGTACAAAGCCTTATTATGGGTGGCAGCCTCACTCGTAGGCATACATCTAATTGTCCGTGTTATTTGGGGGCTTAGAAATAACGTACCACTATAGGAAACTTAACTAAAATGCAGAGAAAAATGATTACTATATTTAAAGAATACATGGGTGAAGCCGCTAAGGTTAAAGATGTTGCGACATGGGCTACTTTCTTCAAAGCACAGCCAGAGCTACTATCTAAAGCTGTAGCTGAAACGAAGGCTAGAACGAAAAGCTTCTTCAAGTAGATAGCTAAGAGACCCTGAGATTCTTCGGGGTCTTTATTTTAAGAGGGGAATATGGATAATCTACCAGCAAAAACAACAGCCTTACTCAAGCAATTAGAGGAAGACTACCCAGATAGGATTATGCCAGTAGAGCAGACTCCCTATCAACAAGGCAAACAACACGGCGTTATTGAATTAATCCGCCACTTAAAACAATTACAGGAATCAGGAGACTAACATGGGCGGTATTTTTTCATCTTCATCACCTACACCAGAGCCACCACCACCACCTTTACCTCCTATAGAGGAAGCGACATTTGATGCAGGTAGCGGGGACAAGTCTAGAAAGGCCTTGAAGAAGAAGGCGGCAGGTAAAAAGCGTCTACAAATCCCACTAAATAAAGGGCCAGCGAAAAAGGCGCTTCAGTCAGGGGAATAAAGAATGGAAACAGAAGCGGTCTCTTTAAAAAGCCGGTGGGTAAAACTAGATAGTGCTAGGAGCTCCGTCTTAGACAGAGCAAAGCGGTGCACAGAACTCACTATCCCCTCTCTACTTGTAGACCCTTCCTCACAAGAGGATGAAAGCCTAGCAACTCCTTATCAATCCTTAGGTGCTAGGGCCGTAAACAATCTAGCCAGTAAGTTATTATTAGCATTACTTCCTCCTAATAGCCCCTTCTTCCGTTTCGTACCCGACAAGTTAGCTATGCAAGAGATTGCAGCGCAGGGTGGGGGTAAATTAGCAGAGGTTGAAGATAAGTTAGGTGAGTTAGAGCGGGGGCTTATGTCTCAGCTAGAAAGAGAGGCGCTTCGCGTACCTATCTTTGAGGCCCTAAAATTACTAGTTGCTACTGGCAACAGTATGATACACAGGGATAAGAATAATGGCACACGGGTTTTTAATCTTAATTCATACGTAGTCAGAAGGAATCCTGAGGGAGCCTTAAAGGAAATAATCACTAAGGAACGGGTTAATCCAGATGACTTACCAGAAGGTTTAGATACCTCGAACAAGGCTGATGATGCTGATATTGATTTATATACACAGATTAAATTGGTGGACGGTAAGTGGGAAGTGTTTCAGGAAGCCTTAGAGCAAGAAGTACCTGGAACACGCGGTGTTTATAAGAAGGATTCGCTTCCTTATCTTCCATTACGTTGGACTTCTATACACAATGAGAATTATGGTAGGGGTCTAGTAGAGCAGTACTTGGGCGATTTAAGAAGTTTAGAGTCCCTTAATATGGCTATTGTTGAGGCCTCCGCTGCGGCAGCAAAGATTCTTTTCTTCGTGGACCCCGTGGGAACGACTAATATAGCTACGGTTGCTAAAGCACCTTCGGGCGCTATTGTAAAAGGTCGCGCAGGAGATGTGTCTACATTACAAATGGATAAGTCCCATGACCTGAACATTGCGTATCAGACCATGAACGATATCCAGCGTAGACTAGCTAGTGCATTCTTACTTAACGAGTCTGCTAGAAGAGATGCAGAGCGGGTTACCGCCGAAGAAGTACGCTTAATGGCAGGAGAACTAGAGGATGCCTTAGGTGGTATTTATTCTATTCTTACTCAAGAGCTACAGTTACCTTTAATTAAACTGATGATGCTGTCTAACAAAATCAAGTTCCCTGAGGGGCTTGTGGAACCTGTGATTGTTACTGGTGTAGAGGCTCTGGGAAGAGGACATGACTACAATAAACTGGTACAATTCGCACAGACGGTACAGCAACTATTAGGTCCTGAGATATTTGCACAGCATGCAAATGTAGATGCAGTTATCGATCAAATAGGTACCTCATTGGGTATTGAAACTAGAGCCTTAATTAAATCTGCTCAACAGAGACAACAAGAGGCGCAACAGGCTCAAATGCAGCAACTAGCACAGCAAGGTCTAGGGGCTGCCGCCCAATCAGGTGGCACTGCTGTTGGTGAAGGTCTCGCAGCACAAGCATATCCACAAGGGGAGCAACCAAATGTTAATTAAAACATATGGGGATGTGATGCAGGTCACACCTCAATCCAGATTATTAGCAGTGCAAGCTAAAGAAGTAGCGTTACAATTTAATAAAACAGAGGGGAATATATGTCGAACACAGAAGCCAAAACAGAAGCCAAAACAGAAGCCGAAACAGAAGCCGAAACAGGTGCCGAAACGCAAGAAAACGTATTAGCTTTAACATCCGAGGAACAACAAACGGCTCATGATGCCGAGATGGTAGCTAAAGTTGATGCCGCCGCGCAAGAAACCGAGGAGTCTTTACAGACTGATCAAGAGAGAATGCTGGCGGGTAAGTATAAGTCAGTGGAAGAGCTTGAGAAGGCGTATAAACACCTACAAGATAAGCTCGCAGGGAAGCAAGATACTCCTGAAGATGTTGAGGCTGCAACAGATGGCGTTACTGAGGATTCGAGCGTAGAACAAGATGCCGCTAAGGAACTTACTGAGTCTAAGGGCATAGACTATGCGTCCTTAGAAGGCGAGTATGCAGACTCAGGTGCGCTATCTGAGGAAACGTACAAATCCCTAAGTGACTCTGGTATCCCTAAAAATTTAGTAGATGCTTATATCGCTGGGCAGGAGGCTTTAACAGCTTCTGCGGTCACTCGTATGCACTCCGTAGTCGGGGGTGAGGCTGAGTATAATAGTATGATTCAGTGGGCGGGAGAGGCGCTATCAGAGTCTGAACAAGAGGCTTTTAACTCTTCTTTAACATCAGAGGACGCTAGTAATTTTGCCATACAAGGTTTATTCGCTCGCTACGCCGCGCAGAGAGGGCCATCCCTACTTCGCGGGGACGCAGGGAGTGCAAAACAAGGGGGATACGCCTCTAAAGCAGAGATGATGCACGAGATGTCTAACCCTAAATATTCACAGGACCCTGCATTCAGGGCCTCAGTTCAAAGGCGTGTCGCACTTAGTTCATTCTAAATGTGTGTGGGTGATGTAGCACACAATGACCGCCTCAAGGTACTAGGTTACCCCCCCCTCTATACCTAGTGTAACTCTTGCCATCACCTTCTTATCTCCTCAGATTACCAATACGGTAATCAGGGGTCCTATTTTTATAGTGCGGGACAACCTATTGTTGGCCTATTGTATATACTGAGGTATATTGCATGAGGATACCCATCCTTTATTCACTCCGCGCTAAACCCCACGGTCCTCTTAGGACTTTTTATACCTCATTAAAGGAAAAATAATATGTCATTTACACCATCACAAGGTATCGGTACTTCCAGAACAGCGGGAGCATCTGATCGCCAATTAGCAATTAAAGTATTCTCAGGCGAAGTCCTGACTGCTTTTGAAACTAACAACATCTTCTTAGCGAAGGTACAATCTCGCACAATTGCTTCTGGCAAGAGTGCCTCATTCCCAGTAATTGGTAAGTATGATTCAGCTATATCGACTCATGTTCCAGGTACTGATATCACACCAAATTTAATTAACGCAGGTGAGCGTGTAATTGAAATTGATGAACTTAAATATGCCAGTGTCTTTGTTGATTCTTTTGAAGAAGCAATGGCTCATTACGAAACTCGTTCTCAGTACTCTTCTGAGATGGGTCGTAGACTAGCTAAGACTGTAGATACTGCTATCATCACTCAGTTAGATAACTGTGTTAAGAATGCGGCTAATACTGGTGACGTTAATGGTGGCGAAGGTCAACCATACTCTGATGTAACTGCGTTCTCTGCTTCAGTTGCGTATGCTATTGGTGACCGTGTAAGCTACAGTGATGTAGTTTATGTATTCACTGCTGCTCACGCCGCAGGTGCATGGAATGCTGCTCACGCTGCTGCTGTATCTGTATTATCTGTAACTACTGCTAGTGCTTCATCTCAGGGTGCAAAGGGTGATTTAATCCTTGCTTCATTGTTTGATGCTCAGACTACTATGGATGAGGAAGATGTCCCAGGTGATCGCTGCGTAGTAGTATCACCTAAGAACTACAACCGTCTAGTACAGTCTGGTGCAGTTCATAAGGATATGACTCAAGGCGGTAACGGTGGTATTGATACTGGTAAGGTTGTTCAGGTTGCTGGGCATAACATCTTAGTGTCTAATAACATTGGCTCAAGCGATATCTACATGTTCACACAGAATGCTGTAGGCGTTGTTAAGCTTCTTGATATTAAATCAGAAGTAAACTACATCCCTGAAAAACTAGGCGATTTGATGACTTCATCATACGCTATGGGCTTCGGCGTGTTGAACAACGGTTGTGTTATTAAATTAGCTACTAATGACTAGTAGTTAAAGTAAGAAAAATCTAAGGGTACTCATTTCGGTGAGTATCCTTTTTTTTGGTTTTATTAAAATATTGAGCAGGAAGAGACAATGACAACACTTGAAGCAATTAATATTGCACTCCAGGCCATTGGGGAGCAACCTATCGAAACTCTAGCTGATATAGCGGATGTATATGAGGCCCAACAGGCTGAGAATGTACTTGATGAGGTTCGTAGGGATGTCTTATCCTCAGGGCTCTTCGGGAACACTGAGTCAGGATGGCCCCTAACAGCGGATGCTACTGGACATATTAATGTCCCAAGTTACGTATTAAGATTAGATTCCGCCGATAATAATCTAATCCAGAAAGAAGGTAAGCTCTACAATAAAGCTGAACACACTTACATATTTGCAGCAGGGGGCGTACAGAAGGTAGACGTTATATGGGACTATTTTTATGAGGATATTGACTACAGCGTAGCTTACTACATAGCTATGCGAGCAAGTCGTATTTTATATCAAAGGATAGTTGGGGTATCTGATGTGACCACTCTCCTAGTAAAGGATGAGGACTCTGCAAGACGCAGAATGATTGAGGCCAACGCCGATGTCGGAGATTATAATATATTCGATTCAGCAGTCAACTCACGTACTATCTCTAGGAGAAGCAATCCTAGAGGAATAAGGGGGTAACCATGGCTGTATCTAAGTATAGCTCTATGGTAAATGAAACCATAGGGGGGTTATTTAATGGAGTAACCGAGGCTCCCCATGAAAGACGGCTGAACAGCCAATCTAGTGAAATGACTAACTGCTACCCTTCCCTCGCTAAAGGAGTTCAAAAGAGAAACCCCACCCAATTCATGCAAGAGTTTTCGGGGTATCCTGAGGACCTTTTTATACACTCATATAATAGAGGCGCGGGAAATGAGGAGTATTTATTACTAATTAAAAACGGTGCTTGGGTAGTATTAGACGCAACAACAGGCCTACTTCTTGTTAATGCTAGTGGTAGCCCTATTTCTTGGGCAACCTCTTCATACCTCAATGTACCTTCGGGTTCACTTGTAAAAGAAGCCTTTTCTCTCGTCACTGTGGGAGATACTACTTATGTTGTTAACAAGCATAAAGTAACAGCACTTGATGCAGCAACGGATGATAATGGGGACTCCGACTGGGAAAGCACGTTCTATTACTGGGTAAAAAGAACAACAGAAATAGCATACGGTACTACTAGAAGTAATGCAAAGGGTTACCAATACTATGTTTATAATGCTTCGGGTGTTAAAGTCCCCTCTGGAGGCATAGAGGGGACGGATGGTGTTGAGGTAGCAACCGCAATAGCTACAGCCTTAGGTGCTGGCGCGACCTCTAAAGGGTCAGTAGTACGAAGACTTAACAGCACGGGCTATAAAGGCGCAGATTCATGGGGCGACCAAGCCACAGAGTCTTGGGTCGGAACAACCCGTAAATTACAGGATCTGCCAAGTTCACTTGGTTTTGATGGGGCTGTTATTGAGATTTCAGGGGATGATAAAAATGCCTTTGCTAACTATTATGTAAAAGCTGATGGGGCTGTGTATAAAGAGACCTTCAGACCTGGTTTACAAAATAGCTTCAATGCCGCCACACTGCCACATAAGTTTGAGCGTACAGCGTCTGGCCCCTTCACTCTCAGCACAATTACTTGGGCCTCTAGAGGCGTTGGGGATGCGGATAGCGCACCTGCGCCTTCTTTTGTGGGAAGCGCACTTTCAGATATTTTCTTTTATAAAAATAGATTGGGCTTATTATGTAATGATAATGTAGTACTATCTGAGGTAGGGGAATATTATAATTTCTTCCCCACAACTGTCACGGACGTTCTTGATAGCGATCCAATTGATGTAGCCGTAGACAGTAATAAGGCCGTTAAGCTAACACATGCGATGCCTTTTAATAAGGAATTATTAATCTTCGGGGAGAATGCTCAGTATACTGTTTCATCTTCTGAGGTCCTCTCTCCAAGGGATGTCAACATCCAGGTGAGTACTGCGTATAGCGCAGATGCACATGTTAGTCCAGTAGGTCTAGGACCTAATGTATATTTTACTATACACCAGGGGCATTCCACAGATGTACGTGAGTACTATGTAGTACCTGATACAAGTGTAAATGATGCAGCTAACGTCAATTCTCACTGCCCCACGTATCTCCCTTGCATCCGGCAGCTTGCTGGGAGTGTAATGAATGATATGCTCTTCGCACTTGGCGGTAAAACCAATGAAGTTTTTGTCTATAACTTTTTCTGGCAAGGTAATGAGAAAGTCCAATCAGCATGGCATAAGTGGGAGTTCCCTCAGTTATCTAAGGCCATTAATATTCAAGTGTTAGGGAATGACTTGCTCGTGTTTGGCGTCAGCCTAGCGGACAGCACTAAGATACAGCTAGTTAAAGTATCCTTATCGCTCACAAAAGACTTTACTGCTGAGGCGCCCTACCTAGACAAGACTAGCGCAGTTGGTAGTACCCCATATTCCTCCCTAATAGAGCTATCTAAATGGGGTATTAACACAAGTGAGGGGGTCTCAGATAACCAGAGGCTTAAACTTCTCTTAAAAGACGTTTCTATCACAAGCAAGCCGGGCTCTTCCTACAGTTTAGTTGTTGCTAGTAGGGGTAAATCTAAAAGGTATGATAATACCGTAATAGAACCTGGTTTATACCCAAGTAATCTACTATACCCTTCAACTACGACTGCGACTACGACAGCTTTGTACCCCTTAGGGATAGAGTACACCGTTCAGGGGGACAGTAAATTCGCAACGCCGGGCAGTGTGAATAATCAGACTTTATACTTACTGAATGACGCTGGCGTCGGCTTCCAACTAGAAACCTTGAATTATCGAGGAACTTTAATCCAAACAAGCAGGAACTTATAAAATGGCTTACTCAAAAAACACATGGGTTGATGGTGGTTCTCCACCAATATCCGCAGCTAATCTACAGAATATAGAAGATGGCGTTTACGCGAATGATGCTGCACTAACCGCTCTAACTGCATCAACTACCAGCGGTATCAACACATTAAATAACAAGGTTATATCGGCGAGTGGCTCATCTTTGGGTGATATTTTAACATCCGCAGGCTCTGGCTCTCCGACAACGTGGGCGCCTAATGCCCCCTACACGGCACAGAGTTTAGCCACAAATGGGTATATAAAATTAGTAGGTGGTGTCGTTATTCAATGGGGGACATATAGCACATGGTCAACGGGGTTAGTTACTTTTCCGGTTGCTTTCCCCACTGCCTGTCGAAGCGTTACCACAGCAAGAAATCACGGGATAGTGTGGAATTATGGGAACGAGGTTTACGCGTATAACAAAACAGCGTCTAGTTGTTACATAAAAATTTCGGGGAATAACGGGGCCAACCAAATCGGCTATTCTGTTAACTGGATGGCAATAGGATATTAACATGAAATATGCACACATAGAAGAAACAACAGGCGAGTTATTGGGCTGGTATTCTCAAGACGTACATGGAGGTAACATACCTGAACCGAACATTCACGTTTCTGAAAAGGTTTGGCTGGCGGCTTTAGATATTAATGCAACCGCTTATATCGGGAATGCGTTTGTTGTTCATGATTTCAGGACTCAAGCTGAAATAGACCAGCAAATCCAAGACGATATTAACTCAGAAGCACTCACTTATCTGGCGTCTACCGATTGGTATGTCATTCGTGAACAAGAGACAGGTGTGGTGATACCAGAAGATATCAAGACGGCAAGGGCAGAAGCTAGAGAGCGCATTAAAAAATGAAAATCTCAATTAATCAATGAAGTTGCGAATACTTGGCTACAAATATTAGGAGAATGAAATGCCTGTAACAATAACAGAGAGCTTTACTGCCAATGGCGGTACTATTTATAATCTAAAGGCAGAGGCGCTCGATAAGGCTTTAACCTCCGTCTATGTGGCTGGCTCCAGCCCTTTCGATACTTACGACTTAATTAATAATGCCATTGTTTTTTATACGCCTCAAACCGTGGACTTCTTTGTAGAGATCACCACGGGGGCTGTTCCTGGAGTAGTCTATGACGTAGTAGTAAAGGCAAACGTAGATTTTAGTAATGTAACCGCACTATCTCCGTCTATCCAGGCTTCACTAAAAGGTGACACTGGGGCTACGGGTGCTACGGGTGCTACGGGTTCTACGGGTTCTACGGGTCTTACGGGTCCTACGGGTGCTACGGGTGCTGATAGTACAGTAGCAGGGCCAACTGGTGCTACTGGAGCTACAGGCCCTCAAGGTGCTACGGGTTCTACGGGTTCTACGGGTTCTACGGGTCTTACGGGTTCTACGGGTCTTACGGGTTCTACGGGTTCTACAGGTCCTACGGGTGCTACGGGTGCTGATAGTACAGTAGTAGGGCCAACTGGTGCTACTGGAGCTACAGGCCCTCAAGGTGCTACGGGTTCTACGGGTTCTACGGGTCTTACGGGTTCTACGGGTCTTACGGGTTCTACGGGTCCTACGGGTGCTACGGGTGCTACGGGTGCTGATAGTACAGTAGCAGGGCCAGCTGGTGCTACTGGAGCTACAGGCCCTCAAGGTGCTACTGGAGCTACAGGCCCTCAAGGTGCTACAGGTGCTACGGGGGGAAGCTTAACGGATATAGTTAATGATACAACTCCTCAATTAGGTGCTGCATTAGACGGACAGAATTTCAATTTAACAAATATCGGCACAATCAGTGGCAGTAACTTACAGCTAGACTTTGGAGGTCTTACATAATGGCTAAATTATTACAACTTAGAGGCGGCACTACCCTAGAACATAGTACGTTCACAGGCGCAGTGAGAGAAGTCACTGTTGATACCGATAAAGATACGCTGGTAGTCCACGATGGTGCTACAGCAGGTGGTATTCCATTACTTAAAAATGCGGATATTGGTACAACTGTTCAGGCATACGATGCAACAATCGTAGTTGATGCAGA